AGATCATCCCGAAATCGTTCCGACGCAAGCCGTTCTGCTTCGCCCCTACCAACAAAGAGCAGTCGAGTGGGCCAAGAGCAGCGATGGACTCATCATCGCACCTGCTGGATGCGGCAAGACCGTCATCGCCTCATCCATCATCAAGCACTATCACCACTTGCATCCTGATTGGTCGTTTGGTTGGACAGCTCCAACACGCGAAACATGTGAGCAAGCTCGCGCATCGTTGAGAGCCGCCGGGATTCCAGATGGCATTGTGGATATTCGTTGTCCGCATGAGTCGGTAGACTTTAGCAAGAAGAATCTTTTAGTAGTTGACGAATCAAAACACAGCCCTGCCCGTGTTCTTCGAGCAATTATTGAGTCATGCAATGGCCTGCGCTTCGGCTTCGATGCCACCCCTTGGTGCGACGATCCAGAGCGCAACGCCATACTTCGCAACCTCTTTCGCAACAACCAGTTCGAGATCCGCCGGGATGAACTAGCCGGTGTACTGGCCCACGCGACCGTGTACATAAGTTCGGCCAGTGACTTCCTGATCCAGCGGAAGATCGATGACTACATCGAGAAGCTCTTCACCGATCGCAAGCGGTACATGCGGATCAGCCAGCCGGAACTTCGGGCTATGTGCGCTTGGGAGGCGATCACCGAGATCGGTATCGTCGGGAACAAACAGCGCAACGCCGCGGCGATCATGTTCGCAAATTGCGGTGGTCATTCGCCCACGCTCGTTCTTGTTCCCAGGGTAACCCTTGGGGAGGAGTACGCGAAAGCAATCGATGGTGCCGTGCTCGTCTACTCCAAGATGGCCAAGAAGGCGCGGCGTGAGGCGATGGAGGAGTTCAAGGCCGGCAACATCAAGGCCATGATCGCCACCTCGCTGGCCGATGAGGGTCTTGACCTGCCCAACGTCGAGACACTGGTAATGGTCTCCGGAGGCCGGAGCGCACAGAAAACGATCCAGCGGGCCAGCCGTGCGCTGCGGCGGGCCGACGGCAAGGACCAAGCATTTATCCACGACTTCAAGGACTCTTTCCATCCGCTCGCTCAGGCTCATGCCGCTAAGCGGATCAAGTGTTACAAGGAACTTGGATGCGCGATCGTATGAACACCGTTGCAATCGTGATCACCACCACCTGTCTGCTTCCAATCTTCACCCTGATCGGCGTATTCGTCGGCCATAAACTAACCATCAAGTCCCAAGCAAATGAGCAAAACAATAGTAGCCTGTGACCCAGGCGTGAACGGTGGATTCGCAATCCACACCAAGGACGGGATCCTCCTGTTCGCAATGCCGGAATCCCTACCCGACATGCACCAACTCCTCCTCGGATTCAAGGTGGCCGACTCCCACCTGTGGATCGAGAAGGTGCCGAAGTTCGTATCTAAGCTCACCCCGTCATCCAGTGTCGCCACCCTGCATGAGAATTACGGCATCATCCAAGGACTGGCCTACTCTCTTGGTTACGCTCTTCACCGCGTGGAGCCCAAGGTCTGGCAGGATCCACTTGGACTCGGTGGCAAACGCTCCTGCGCCAACTCCGCGGAGTGGAAGCGCAAGCTCAAGAGCAAAGCGCAGGAACTGTACCCGCACCTCGATGTGACCCTAAAAAACTGCGATGCACTGCTGGTTCTCCACTACGCAACCGGGGGTGGTCGATGAGCCAGCAGGCCAAACGAATGATCAACGATGGAACTGGTGTGTACCAGATGACCAGAAGCCAAGCCGGTGAAGCCTATCGTGCAGCGAAGAAATTGAAGAAATATGAAATCAGCTATTGGAACAGGAACAAAAGGAACAAGCAAACCCAAGCGGGAACGTGATCCAGTTAAACACGTTTTAGTATCACCAGATGTTCATGCTCAACTAAAAGCATACGCAGTCAAAAACGGATACAGAACTCAGGGTTTAGCCGACGAGGCTATCGCGGAATACCTAGCGAGGAAGGAATCGAAATGAACATCGAACAAACAATCGAAGCCATCCGCGTCATGCAAGCGTATGTGGATGGGAAGGAAGTCCAGCGAAGCGGGAAACTCTGGAATCCAAAAGAGTCTTTGAAGCCAGACTGGTGCGATATAGATGACCCGTGCTGGGATTTTGATAACTGTTACTACCGCATCAAACCCACCCCTGTTCTCCGACCGTGGACTGCGGATGAGGTTCCGCTGGGGGCGCAAGTCAGGAGCAAATCATATCATCCAGATCATCGTTCGATGATTATTCAATCAGGCAACTCTATGACTAGAGAAGGCTGGCTGACCTGCTACGAACACAGCACCGACGGCGGTAAAACGTGGCTCCCGTGTGGGGTCGTGGAGGAATCGAAATGAGCGAAGAACTACTGACCAAACTGTTGCAATACATCGACGCGGCAATCGACGCAAAATCCGAACAAGCGAGAGAATCATCTGATGGAGGATTGGTCGAGTCGATTGTAAGACATCGCGTAAAAGACGAACTGTTTGAGCTGCTTAATAAGGAGGACAAGCAATGACACCAGAACAGCAACAGATTGCCATCGCGGAAGCGTGTGGGTGGAAAGAAACCGAGGCATGGCTAGACGGACGCAGATGCTTTGAACGCGCCGACAGCAATGCCGGATGGGATTTCGATAGTCTCCCCGATTATCTCAACGACCTCAACGCTATGCATGCTGCTGAGAGGATGCTTTGGGATTTCGGAGACGAGATGGAGTTCACAAATCAACTTGTTGGAATAGTTTGTTCAGCACGAGGTTTCCGCTGGGACAAAGGCACTCAGGATGACCATTTGATGTGTCTATCTCACGCCACCGCATCACAACGCGCAGAGGCTTTCCTCCGCACGATTGGTAAATGGGAGGAATCGAAATGAACCATCTTGGTGACACCAACAAAATGGTCGGTGATACGCCGAGAACGGATGAGAATACGTTTCGGGCCTACACATCGCCGGACAATTCATCTCGGAGCTGTGTTTCTGTGTCGCTCGCTCGCCAACTCGAACGCGAACTCAACGCAGCGAACCAGCGCATCAAGCGGCTGGAGGAGGCGGGGGATGCGATGTTCCTGCGGTCCACTCGCGTAGGTCGGGAAATTTGGCGTAAAGCCAAGGAGGCCAAGCCGTGAGCCGATACAGATTTTCAAAACATAGCAATTTAGGTCCTGTTCATGGATTCACAATCCACACCCCTGATGGTGTCAACCTAAAGGATCTTCATCCACAGTTCATCGTCCGAGAACTGAATCGTTTGAATAACAGGATCAAACGTTTGGAAAGCGTCGAGAAAAGCCATGCCGATGTCCTGAAAGCGATTGATAACTGGATGAAGCAACAAGAAGCCAAGGAGGCAAAGCCGTGACACTCGAACAACGAATCATCGATATCGCTGAGAAGCAGAATTACTACGACTCCCGCGAACTCCGCGCAATCGCTCTCGAAGTCCGTAAGCGGGAGGATCGGATCAAACAACTGGAGGACAACATTGAAAAACTGAAAGACGCAGGAGACTTGGTTTTCATCTGGCTGATTTACAATCGAAGTCACATCGGCGGATTGGATGTGGATTCCGCATTGCGGGAATGGAAGCAGTCGAAGAAGGAAGCAGTATGAACACCCCACCAGACCTGTCAGTCGCGTTCGTTTACAAACACAAAATGACCGGCGAGGTGCTTGTGGTGGACATCGACCGCGCACGGGAACTCGATGCAGCTAGGCCATACTGGCAGCATGTTTCAACGGTAAACCCAATCATCATCCTGCAACTTATCGTCAAAGCGAAGGGGCGAGCCAGGACCAAGATCATCAAAGAACTAAGCGAGAAACCATGACCATCGAAGAAATGAGAAACATCGACGCCGTCAAGACTTGGAAGGAACTGGAAGAAGCCCGAGCCAGGATCGCGCACCTGGAGGCTGCACTCCGGCGCATCGCGAATGCTGACTATCGGGGCAACCGATCAGAGGAGTCGCAGATCGCCGCAGAGGCGTTGAAACCATGACCTGCTTATCACCAACGAATAGAAGACAAAAATGACACTGCTGCAAAAATTAGGGTTGACGAGCGAGTCAATGGCACGGATGGTCGGCCCCGTCACTCCGTTCAAGGATCCGAGTCCGAGGATCAACAGACGGTGGATGGCTATTCCAGTCGAGATCCGGAATGCCATACTCAAGGAGGACAAGTCCTACACATACCAGGAACTATCCAACAAATACGGAATCTCACTGTCATGCGTATGGAACATCAGGAACAACAAAAACAACAAACAACAATAGAGGAACTACAACGATGGAAACAGTTATGTCACGAATTGGCCGCTTGCTTGGGCTGCGGTTGCACAATCCAACACGGCCTGTGTGTGCAGTGCCACAAAGCGATCAAGCGGTATCGAGCAGTCCAAATCCCGCTCCGGTAGAAATCAAAACCAAGAGGACTAGAACCAAGAAGCACCATGTCCTTCTCAAACCAAACTATATGAAACTCAACGAATCAATCGATCAAGTCACAGAACTACGGGCCAAGGGTCTCACCTACCGGCTCATCGGTGAACACCTCAAGATGTCCAAGCAGCGCGTCTATCAGATCATCCAAGCCGGTAAGCAGCGCGATCTGGATCGGTCTAAGTGGACCTTCGGACTCAGTGTCCGTAACGCCAAGCTCATGGAGAAGTTGGCCATCACCAATCAAGAGGTAGCTCGACATGCAGTAACCGTCGGCGACATCGCTCCGTTCAAGTGGCCGAACTTCGGGAACAAGTCCTACATCGACCTTTGCAGGTGGCTCGCTGTCAAACCGCTTGAGCACAACCCCAATGGGTACTGTTCTCATTGCGGCAAGCAAAACCAATGAGTCGTCACCAATACCCACTCGTAGAATCAATCAAGGTGGTCCGTCTCTCTGAGGGGCGGACCATCCGCATTTTACGGGATCGCACCGCGGAGAACCTCAAACTCAACTATGGCGACGGGGATATCCATCTCACCTGCGTCGCTCAAGCACATGACCCACTAGAGATGGTAAAGACACTGGCCCGCTTGGATCACATCCGGTCAGTGGAATTCACCGACGACAAAGGTAACGGCCTCATAATCCACAAACAAAAATGAACAAGTCCTCAACACACGACATCGTCACGGCACTCAAGATCGTAAGCACTCAAATCGAATCATCAGATGGAGTCGCACAAGCCCTCTGCCTCGAAGCAGCCAGCCGTCTCACTGACATGGTCAAGCTCACAAGCGACCTCACAGCGCACATTCTCGCCAGTCCTGTCCATCACCCTCGATGTAACGCCAAGACCAAGGGCACCTACTGCAATTGTGTCCTGGCGAGAATCCTCCCCACATGAAAACCCCACGGCACGAACAACCCTGGTACGAATCCCGCCTCATAAATAACAAGAAGCCCAGCCCCATCACCGAAGAGGAACGCACCGTACTCACCGACGAGAACCGTCGCCTCATCGAGGAGTCGGCCAAGGTTCTGGAGTGGGGCGTCAAACACGGCTTCATCAAATACCCACCACGATCCGAACTCCCCAAATGCATACAGCCACCTCCCAACCAACCACTCGGTTCGTCAACCGAACCAACCCCGCTGTCATCGTTGAACTCATCGGAGACGCTGAATTCCGTTTGGCCGAGTTCCGAAGCCCTGTGATCGTATACCGCCGAGGCGATACCATCTACGTCCGCCGCACCTCAGAGTTCCACGAAAAGTTCAAACCACATGATCAAGAAAACTAAATCCGGATACAAAGTGGAGTCCAAGGAACACCACAAGAACATGGGCACCTACCCAACCAAGACCGCCGCCATCAAACGACTGATGGAAGTGGAAATGTTCAAGGCCATGAAGAAGGCCGGAACACTTCGTAAGAAGAAGTAGTAGTCAGCACAGTCCTTAACCAGCAACGAATCAACGACATGACAACGCTCGAACGAGCGGCCCTTTGGCTTGCCAAGGTACCGCCAGCCATCTCCGGATCCGGTGGTCACAACACCACCTACACCGCCGCCGTAGGTCTCGTCCACGGCTTCGGCCTCTCCCATGTGGACAGCCTCAATCTCCTCGAAGACTGGAACAAGTCCTGCCAACCACCGTGGAAAGCCACAGAGCTTGCGTACAAGCTACGGGATGCCGCGTCCCGCGCTCACAATAAGCCCAAGGGCCATCTTCTCGATGCCGGGACTCAATCATCCACAACGCCATTCGACATCAGCAGGGTGTCATTTAAGAAGCCTGTGCCCATGACTCCTCCAGATCCTCAAGCCAGCGAGTTCAAGCGGTTCATGCAGGCCGCGTTCGCTCCGACTGAGGTCGTCTGCATCTGCGACGCCGTCGAGGAGGGTAGGCCAGTCAGTGCCGGCTCATTCATCACCATCGAGGAATGGCTCAACCGCTTCGATGATCCCGAATCCCGCATCCTCTCACCGGAGCGCGAGGGAATATTTGTCCGCATCAACCCCTTCAAGCCCGGACTCTACAGCGGCAGCGACAACGATGTCAGCGCCTACCGGCATGTCCTCGTCGAGTTCGATGACCTGCCCAAGCCCGAGCAGGAGAAGCGACTCCGAGACTCTGGCCTACCCATCACCGTCCTCATCGACTCCGGTGGCAAGAGCATCCACGGCTGGGTCCGTGTAGACGCTCCATCCCGCAAGGAATGGGACGCCCGCCGGGATCTCATTTACGCCGCCATACCCGGCATCGATGCCAAGAACAAGAACCCGTCGCGCTACTCCCGCCTCCCCGGCGCATGGCGCAGTCCCACCGCTCAGCAGAAGTTGTTGGCCACCACCATCGGTGCCGCATCCTGGGAGGACTGGCTCACCAACCGCGAGAGCGACGATGACAAGTCCACCATCGTCACAGTCAAAGACCTCATCAATTTCGATTCATCAAACGATCCGGATAACCTCATCGGCAAACGCTGGCTCACCCGCGGCTCCTCCATGATCATCAGCGGTGGCACCGGCATCGGTAAGTCCAGCCTGATGATGCAGATCATCATCCGATGGTCGCTTGGTCTCGACTTCTTTGGCATCCAGCCGGTGAAGCCACTCAAGATCGGGATCATCCAAGCAGAGAATGACCGCGGTGACCTCGCCGAAGCGTTCCAGGGAGTCGCCCAGGGGCTTTCAACGACAGGCGAAGAGATCAGGCGGTTACAGCATCAGCTCGAATTCAGGACCGAGTCCGTTCGCACCGGCGATCAGTTCCTCGCCTACGCCCGCCGCTTCATCCACAAGTCAAAGCTCGATGTCATCGTCGCCGATCCCTTGTTCTCCTACTTCGGCGGAGACCTCAGCGATCAAGGCGAGGTCAGCGTATTCCTTCGCAACAAGCTCCAGCCCATCCTTCACGAGACCAAGGTCGCTTGGATCTGGATGCATCACATCTCCAAGACCCAGCGCAAGGATGGTGAGCCGCTCACCACAATGGAACTGGCCCATGCAGGCTTCGGATCCAGCGAGCTTGCCAATTGGGCGCGGGAGATAGCCGTTCTCAATGAAGTAGGCCAGTCAAAGCCTCGACGCTTCCAGCTCGCATTCTGCAAGCGGGGATCGCGCCTCCCATCCTCCATCATCAACCTCCAGCACGGAACCACCGGCATCAAGTGGGAGCAATGGAACCCCATGGCAATGACCGGCGCACAACTCAAGGAGAAGAAACCGTTTAACAAAGCCAAAAGGAAGGACTCAATATGAATACATACAGGGATCAGTTCGGGCGGATGAACCCGCTCAAGCATGACAAGGATCTTACATTAAGCGAAGTGGTCATCCACATCTCTCAGACACTCGCTTGCGATATCGAGCGGGCCAGTAAGTTGTTCAATGAACTCCGCAAGCGAAGGATCATCGTCTTCGACAAGCTCGACCGCACTTGGCACGGCATCGACAACCGCACCATCCGCCACACCGATTCCGACCGGATCCGAGCCCTGGAGATCCGGCTGGAAACCCTCGAAACCAAGCACCGAAAGCTCCTCGCCGCCTACCGGAATCACATCAGCCTGATTCCCAACTAGGGGGGCCCACTAGGGGGTACCCTATAGGCCTATGGTGCCCCCCTTTCATGGTAAACCCTCCCCCCTAGTATACCCCCACTAACCCCTCTATATAGGGGTATCTGTGCTCCCCCATCTTCGCTGTTAAAGCGAAGGGGGCACAGATAGCAAGCTAACCCACTGATTACGAATCGCTTGATCGCTTGGTTGGATGGAAATGGGATTGGTGGATTGAGAGTGGATGGAACGGATGCCCCGCGGTGGAGCGGAAATGGCCCTAGGATCGCGTTTGATGGCTCGGGAGCGTGATGATAGCGGAACAGGGGTATCGATCGCTTAGAATCGAAAACCCCCGGATGGGGGTCCGGGGCTGGGGTGGAGGGGTGGCAGGGTAGGAGCGACTTCTCGACCGCATCACGGGGATCGATGGCCTACTTCTTGGGCTGATCGGGCGCGAGTCGGTAGTGCTGGATCGGATAGACGCCGCGGTTGCCGGACATGATCCGGAACTTGCGGCACTCCATCACCCCGAGTTTGGTAGAGCGGCAGAGGATGATCCCCGCCGCGTTGGCCGTCAGGTTCCATTCATCGGACCACTGGGACGCGGTCTTCCAATCGCTGGGGACGCACTCCGGCTGGTTCGCGATCGCTAGTCGCAGATGTCTCAGTAACTCGGCAGATTCCATTTGGTTTCGTTCTGTGGCCATTGATGTATATATAATTGAGCTTCGTTATCTGTATACTCTCCAAATACAATACCGTGGTTCCATGCTAGTGTGGACCGCCTCTTGGCCGCGTAATCCATCGACGGAATGTTAGCCAGAGTTCCAACGCAAAAACCCACCGGACTCGATTGAGTTCGACCTGTTGCTTGGCCCGCTCGATGAGCATGCGCGACCACACAGTTGCCAAATGTCTCAGCCGAATCACGAATGAAGTTTTCGCCATAGAGCACACCATGTCCCCACTTGTACCCACCGAGCTTGTAGAAGGAGCGATCTAGGCAGTCGTTGTGCTTGATGAAGGTGTGGCAGTGCTTCTCGATTGGCTTGATCATCCGCTCCCACACCGCCTCGGCGAATCCTCGGACCACCGCGTTGTGATGGTTCAGGTACTTCTTGGCCCGCTCATCATGGTTTCCGAGGGTGAAGACCGTGGGGCGTAACGCATTCAGGAAGGCCACGCCCTCCTGAACGTCGTCCAGATAGTCGTCCGCGTGATCCGAGTCGTCCGGATTGGCCAGTGAGCCGCTCCTCAGACTCGCCAGATCGTAGGCGTCGCCCAGGTGGATCACCTCATCCGGTCGGAACCGCTCGCGGAAGAGCAGAACCGCGGCAAGCGCGTCTTTATTGGCCCGATTACCATGGCTACAGCCCACCGCCATCACTCTCTTCACACCCATGCAGCGACCAAGCACGGATCCAGAATGGACTCAAGCGGTATAAAGCGGCAGACCGCGCCATAATTTGTCCGGTTTCCGGATTCCGGATTCCAAACTCCGAATTCCGAATTCGCGTATGGCGTATGCCATTTCTGGAATACCGCACCATGAGATCCAGAGGACGATTGGCCCGCTCAAGTGCGAATCGCTCCGCGTGTAACGGGGTGGGACATTGGATGTCCTAGGGGGGGTATCCTGGCGAAGGGGGACAAGCGGCCAGAATAGGAAGGGAACCGACAGCCTAGGTTGAATGGATTGGCCAACTAGGAAGGAAAGCGGGCAAGCGGGGCGCTGATACTATCGGCAACAAAAAACCCCGCAGGGGTTAACCTACGGGGCGTGGTGGGGATTCCTATGTCAGTTGCCGGCGAGGGCCGATAAGAGCAAAAGCATGGTAAACAGGAAACAGAGGGCAAGATACCCTAGGACTCGAAGTAGGGGTTTCAACGGAGACCTTTCGCTTTGGATATGACCTCCCGTGCGTAGTCTAGGTCCTCATCGTCGGCCATAGGATGGGTGAGGCGCTCTAGAGCGAGGAGCATTTGAGGGGCGAAGGAGATCAGGCGAGCGTTGGCCAGCTTCTCAGGCTCCGGAGTCTCCGCGTTCGCGTGATGATTCATGGCGTAGCAAATAAGAGCGTCGCCAGCACGGACATTGGCTCCGGTTTGTCGCCAAGGGCCGGGGGTGTGGGTGGTGGTCATGGGGTCAAATCATGCCAAGGGCCAGAAGAATTGAAGGGCATCCGTGATGACAGCACCCGTCGGGCTCAACCATGCATCCATCGGAGCAACATGCGCGGCATTCGCCATCCCAAATAACATGTCGGGCAAATGAGTCTAAGCTTGTGAAACCCTCTTCCTTCAAAGCTTCGGTCGCTTTGATACGATAGGGGTTTTCGGTTTTCTTGGCGGTTAATTGCGTGGTTTTCATTGGTTAAGAGGGCATCAATTGCCCGTGGAACCTACCGTTTCCGATAGGCTCACCGGGGAATTCAAGCGCCGATGAAATGCACAGCACCCTTCCCGTGAACCGGGATATGTATCGCTTGAATCCCACCCCGCGCACCCGCGCAGGCCAGACAATCCACACACGGGGTTCCTGCGCGATCACTGGCGCATAGGGTTTCTATCGTGTGGTGGTCGGTGTCGGGGGTGACACGGAAAGTACTCCACCCCATAGCACGGGCGATCAATAACTCCGCCGTGGTGTCTACCGATGCCATAAGGAGTTGTTTCCATCCTTGCAAACTAGGCTTGCGCCATTGGTGGGTATAGCCCGTGTGGCCCGAAGCAACGCCTGCGATGGCAAGCGCGAGGCTAAGGGGTAAATGCGTGGGATCGCCGTAGGCTCCGAAACGGACTTTGCGGCCAGTGAACACTTCGAGAGAGCGGAGTGTGGGATAGTTTCCGGCCTTCCAAGCTTTCCAGATGCCCAAAGGCGCTTGCCCTTCGTTGACGTAGCAAGTGCGCTCAACGCCGAAGCGACCGTCAACCTTGTGACCCCGGTGCCGGCAGTTTCCGCAAATAATACGGTCCAAGCCGGTTTTAATCGCGGTGACGGGGTCCACGGATTTGACCAGAATCCACACTTGGATCATGTCGCCCGTTTTCCGGTTGTCTGAGGGTTTATTGAAGCCGGTGGCAATGATGACCCTTTGGGAGTCTTCATGGATGACGTAACCGTTGCTCACAGGGAACCCCCAATCGATTCGATGAGGGCCACAATGGCCATGAGGAGGAGGAAGCCCAAAGCCGCGAGAGGGCCTTGGAAGCGAGGGGGAATGCGTAGTTTCATTGGTAGTAGATGCTCCGGATATCGGGAGCGCACGCAAAGTAAAGCACAGGTTGCGGCAAACTGCAACAGGGAAAGTAAAGTTTTATTTGAGATTAGACGGGGGTTACTTTGTGGCGCAAAGTGGGGGCATGGGAAAGGTAATGACAACCGATAAGCGAGTCGGAAAAGCCAGGGGTGGGAGGCCTGAAAAACAGGTTACTGATGAGATGAAAAAAACAGCAACTCGAGCGGCTTACTTGGGAATGCCTCATGATCGGGTCGCGATACTCTGCGGGTTTTCATCAGCCAATCCAACTGGATGGGGGCAGTATCTGGTCCGGCATCCAGAGTTCGCCCAGGAACTCGAAAGCGCTAGGGTAACCGGAGAGGTTGAGATGCAGGGCCGCGTGCTCGATGCATCCAATGGATGGCAAGGTGCTGCATGGCTACTCGAGCGTACCCGTGGTTACGTTGCTCGCGCATCGCTAGAACACACTGGCAAAGGTGGGAAGGAATTATCAATTAGCGGCAGTCTCCTTGGCGCATTCGGTGGTGGGAAGTAATACAATAGCAATAGCAATAGGTAGTAGTATAGCGTAGTAGGATAGGACGCAGTGATAGACGACGGGGTAGGGGGGACCCCCACGAGGGGGGTGGGGTGATACCTGATACCCCCTCCCCGTACCGCCCACAATTTTATGGCAGTCAAGCAAATTAAGCGCAAGAAATCCCCTTCACTCGGCATGGGTTCGCACATCCCTGCTTGGAAGCAGCGTAAGCTACTGGAGGAGGCACAGCATTTGGCCAACTTCCCCAAGATGATGCTTGGGCTTCGCGATACCTATCCTTGGCAGGAGAAGGTGCTGGGCGCTCTGAACGAGAAGCACTCGAAGGTCGCTCTGAAGGCTGCGAACGGCTCTGGCAAGACGAGCATGGTGGCGGCGTCGGCTGTCATCTGGCACATGCTCCGCTGGCCGGGGAGTCTGGTGGTGTGTACGGCTGGCGTGTACCGTCAGGTGGCGGACGCGTTGTGGCCGCATCTGCGTAAGATGATCAATGGATTGGGTGGTGAGGAGAACGGTTTCTCGATCAAGGATGGCGAGATCCGCTATGTGTATCCGAAGGTGGTCGATGGCCAACAATTGGTGAGTCGGTGCATTGGGTTCAGCGCGAGCAACCCGGAGAAGGCTGAGGGCTGGCATGTGCAGGGTCCGAGCAATGACTTGATGTACATTGTGGACGAGGCGAAGGCGGTGCCGGACGGGATATTCCAGTCGATGGAGCGGTGCCAGCCGACGCGGACGCTGCTGATGAGTAGCCCTGGTGGTAGCAGCGGGTACTTCTACGATGTATTCCGGCGTAACGATGGCAAGTGGCAGACGTTTACTGTTACCGCTTTCGACTGCCCGCATATCCGCAAGGAGTGGATCGACGATCAGTTTGCGCGGTGGGGCGAGGGTCACCCGCTGGTTCGCTCGATGATCTACGCGGAGTTCATGGAGGACGATGGGAGTTTGACGGCTGTACGGACTGCCGACTGGCAGAAGGTGGTTAGTGGCCCACCCAAGGAGGAGACGGAGGGTCATCGCTTGACCGCGGGGTGTGACTTCAGCGCCGGCGGGGACGAGAGCGTGATGGTGGTGCGACAAGGGAACACGGTGAAGGGTCTGATCCGCTGGCGGGACAAGGACACGATGGCGAGTGTGGGCCGGTTCATCAGCGAGTTCCGGAAGTGGAAGCTGAAGGCGGAGGACATCTACGCGGATGTGGGTGGCATGGGGGTGGTGATGTGCGATGCGCTGAGGGCGGAGGGTTGGGATGTGCGGCGGGTGAACTTCGGAGAGCAGGCCATTCGCAATGATCAGTTCGTGAACAAGGCGGCGGAGATGTGGATCGAGTTCGGGCGGATGGTGGAGGAGGGGAAGGTGAACCTGGGACCGGTGGGTACTGACGAAGTATTGCTCCAGCAGTTCGTGAGTCGGAAGGTGCGGACTAATGGCAAGGGGAAGCTGACGCTGGAGGGTAAAGATGAGCTGCGGGCCCGCGGGGTGAATAGCCCGGATCGGGCGGATGCGGTGGTACTGGCATTCTGCGGTGGTGGTGGTAAGCGGATGGACGAGTATTTCAAGGCGCTGGGCGATGATGGGAGATCCTTGCTGGAGCGGATGGAGGATGAGCTGGGGGCGATTGAGGGGGATGGTAAAGGGTCTGCGCTTGCTGGTTGTGAGGTTGGGGGATAGGAAAGGGGCAGCATTTTATGATGAACGACAAACAGCGGAATTCGCTGCAAGGCCAGATAGTGGAGGCTGTTGGCCAACGGAGTCCCTGGGAATTGCGACAGACTCGGTGGTATGAGCTGCGCCATCACGGGTTGCGCCGTACCAATAAGCCCTGGCCCAAGGCCGCGGATTTGCATTGGCCGCTCATCGATACGGCGATCGAGAAGCTCAAGCCGCTATTCCTACAGCAGGCACTTGGAATGGATGTAGTGGCCAGCTTCGTTCCGATGCGCCAGCAGCTAAACGCTTACACACGGGTGGCTGAAGATTGGTTCAATTACAAGATCCGGGATAAGACCAATTTCACTGATGAGGTCCTGAGCTGGGTCGATTACACCCTTATGAGCGGGCGTGGGGTTATGAAGTGCTTCTGGAATCCGGGTGATAAGCGGGTGGGATTCGAGGCGGTGGACCCGATGTATTTCGTGGTGCCGGCGTACACGGTGGATTTGCAGGATGCTGACTGGGCGGTGCATGTGATGCCGATGAGCGTCAATGCGTACAAGCGGATGGCCGGCCAGTTCGGATGGAAGGCGGATAACAAGACGATCGAGAAGATCCGGGGGAATCCGCAGGAGGATGACAATATTCCGGGCGCGGCGTCCGAGGATGATGCGAAGCAGTTGCGTGAGGGTATCACCTACACAACGAACACGGATGGCGTGATCGTGTGGGAGGTGTATCGGAAACGGGATGACGGGGTGTGGGAGGTTTATCTCTATAGCCCCGCGGCGGTGGATCTTGATCTCCGCGATCCTATGGAACTGCCCTACGATCATGGCCAACTTCCCTTCGTGGACTTCCCCTACGAGATCAAGGATAAGGGTTGGTTCAGCCCCAGGGGCGTGTGCGAGATCCTGGCTCCGTTCGAGCTGAGCATGACCTCGATGTGGAATCACAAGCATGATGCGATGACGCTGTACAACCGCCCGCTGTTCCGTGCGGAGCGGGAGTTGCCCAACTCGATCAACCTCCGGTTCCAGCCGGGGCAGATTTTGCCGTATGGCGTGGCTCCGGTGCAGATGCCGCAGCCGCCGGTGAGCTTTGATCAGGAGCTGAACCAGACGCGAGCGGTGGCGGAGAACCGGATCGGTAGTCCGGACTACGCGATGGGCAGTATGATGAGCGGTGGAACTGATCGCCGCACGGCTACTGAGATCCAGAGTATCAACGCGCAGGCCATGCAGAGTGGTGATCTGCGGGCGCGGCTATTCCGCATGGCTCTTGGAAAGCTGTACCGGCAGGCTTGGAGCCTGTATGTGCAGTACGATAGCAAGAGTTTAAGGTATCGGTTCGCAGAAGACTCGCTGGAAGCCGATCCTGTGGCCCTCCATGACCAGTATGAGTTGGAGCCAAAGGGTGGAATGGACATGGTGAGCCGGCAGATGATGGTCCAGCAGGCCATCAATCGTAAGCAGTTGTTCATGAACTCGCCCTGGGTGGATCAGGTGGAGCTGGACAAGAGCATCATGGAGCTGGATGACCCAAGCCTGATCAAGCGATTGCTCCGGGATCCTGGCCAGAAGGCGCAGGATGAGCTGGAGGACGAGACCAAAACGATCCCGACGCTGCTCGTGGGTATTCCGGTGCCGGCTAAACCCGGTCAGAACTTCGCTGGGCGTATCGGGGTGCTGATGCAGTACCTCAATGGAGCGATCCAGCAGGGTCAGCAGTTCAGTCCGGCGGCGCAGAATGCGTTTATGGTGCGTCTGGACAGTCTGTTGCAGGGTTACGAGCAGGTATCTACGAATGAGGCGCGTAAATTACGCAAGGAGATCCAGAAATTCTTGGAGGGAAGTGGTATGTTGGCTCAAGCACAGCAACAATTGCCTCCTCAACCAGCCGCTCCTGCTCCGGAGATGGCTGCTCCTCCAGTTCAATAAGCCATGACCTGCAAAGATTGCCGATATCGGGCCTCTGACAATACTTGTCGGAGGTTTCCGCCCACCAGCAGACCCACTTGCTGGCCTACTGTCCTAGAATTCGATTGGTGCGGTGAATTTCACGCTATGAACACGATTGTTGTACAGCCTCCTCCGGTTCCAGCAGCGGTTCCGCAGCCTATTCCTCAGAATGCACCCCTACTTGAGGAATTGGTAGAGGGCGTTGCTCCGAGGATCCGCTTTCAGAAGGGTAAGAAGCAGGAGAATATCAGCGAAATCCAGAAATCACCCCTATTCCAATCCTGATATGGCCGAGTACCAAGGGAAGAAGGTCACGCTCAACAAACCGTTCTACACTCCGGGTGAACGGAAGAAGAGTGCCGTTTATGTTCGCAACCCCAAGGGGACTGTGATCAAGGTTCGCTTCGGAGATCCGAAGATGGAGATCAAGAAGGACGATCCGGAGCGCCGGAAGAGCTTCCGGGCGCGGCATAACTGTGATACGGCGACGGACAAGACGACTCCGAGGCACTGGTCCTGCAAAGCTTGGTAATTTATGAAGAAGAAATCGAAGTTCAGCAAACTGGCAACGCAACTCAAGAAGGAGGGAGCCGATGATCCGAGGGCTCTCGCGGCATACATCGGGCGCAAGAAGCTCGGGGCCGCGGAGTTCATGCGGCGGCAGGCGGCAGGTCGGAAAAAAGCTGCGAAATGATCAGCTTCACCGCCAAGCTCCGAGCCGCGTGGGCTTTTACGCGGCATCAGCGTTGGGTGGATCCACTTCCTTGGTCACGGGAAGATGCCACCGCGCTCAATAGCTTTTTCAAGAGCGAGACCGGAAAGAAGTTCAAGGACGCTCTCCTGAACACGGTTCTGATGCAGAACGCTTCTGCTATAACAGACCGAAACCATTTGCAATACTCCTCTGGATTTGCAATGGGTCAGGCCAGTCTTGTGAAGGTCATCGAGATGATGGCCGACCGAGAATCAATTACGGGGCAGGAAGATGATCCGGATTCTGCCACGAATACATAGGATCAAAGTTGCGGTTGCTGTGTCTGTGCGGGCCAGCAAACGAGTATAAGCACAATATGGCAGAAGAAACAATTAGCGCCGACGCGATGCTCGCATTGGCCAGAGATCATGATGCTGGTGTCGATATCGACAACCAACCATCGGAGCCAACTCAAAACACAAACGAGTCAGCTTCGGTTGAGCAGGAATCCTCAAATGAGGTGACCGCCAGCAAAGAGACCGATGGTGGCGAGCAGGAGGTCAGCGAAAAATCAGAGTCCGATTCTAAGGTCAAGCAGAAGGAGGAGAAGCCGAAGGATCCGAAGAGCAGTAAGTTCGCCCAGGAGCAACAGCGTAAGGCTAAGACTTGGGAGCAGATCAACGCCGAGAAGGAGGCTATCAAGGCCGAGCGCGAGGCGGTGAAGCGTGAGCGGGAAGAGTGGAGCAAGCAGCGGGAGCAATCCACGGCTGCTGAATCCAATTCTTTCCGGGATGACAAGGGGTATACCGCGGAGGATTACGAGGCTGCGGCCAAGGAGTTCGATGCGGATGGTGATACCCAGTTGGCCAAGGCAGCGCGAGCCAAGGCTGATGGAGTCCGAAAGACGGCAAGTGCCAAGCAGCAGCAGGTTCAGCAGGAGCGTTTTAACAAGTCATGGGCTGAGAACTATGGCCGACTCTCTGAGAAGGAGACTTGGTTGAAGGATCAGTCCAGTCCTGAGTACAAGCGCACGGTTGAATTGTTGCAGCGGGTTCCGTTCCTCACTGCGATGCCCGATGGACTTGTCCATGCGGTTGAACTGATGAAGCTCCAGGATACTGCGGGTCGATCTCAGTCGCTTGAGTCCGAGAATAAGGCTCTGAAAGAACAGCTCAGTAAGCTCCAGCAGAAGACCGCTATTGGGAAAAGCGTTCCGGCAGGACAACTCAAAGCAGAGGAAAAGGATTTTTCCAAGCTATCCCTGAAGGAGCAAAGGGATGCGCTCATGCGAGCCGCACGAGAATACGACCGGGAAGCAGCCTAGTAGCACAACCTCAACTAAAATATGCCCATTACTACTTCCGGTTCAACCGGCATTCAACTCCAGTTCCAGAACTACTTCAGCAAGGAGCTGCTTTCGATCGTCCAGCAGGAGACGATTCTTGATCAGTTCGGCATGAAGGCCCCGATCCCCAAGAACAATGGTAACAAGGCCATCTCGATGTTCCGTTTCGGATCTCCGAGTGTGTCTGGTGTTCAGACCATTAGTTCTGAAGGTACTGCCATCAGCTCCGCGAACTATCGCCAGCTTGCGCTTCTCCGCTTGGAGAAGTCGCTCGCTCAGTACGGTCAGGTGATCGGTTTGACCGACATCCTCCGCGCTACCGACCTGTTCAACTCCCTCCAGCAGGCCACCAAGACCAGCGGTCTGGACATGGCCCTCTGGGTTGACTCGGTGATCCGTAACGTCCTCGTCGGTTCCAACCTCACGGCCAGCGGTTCCTCCATTGGTTCCGCCGCCGAGGGTGGTGGTACGTTCGATAACTCGGATCTTTGCGGCAATGCTGCTGCTTCTGGTGGTACTTGCGTGTACGGTAACCCCGCCACGCTGACTACTCAGAGCTTTGTTGGCTTGAACGCAGATACGACCGCTGCCAACACCACGATGACGGCGTCCGCTGTCCTCGACTCTATGACGCGCCTGAAGCGCAACCGCGCTCCGATGATCAACGGTGGCTACGTCCTCGCTACCGATCCTCGCGTTGCTCGTGACTTGATGCGCGACAGCGACTGGTTGAACGCCTCCAACTACGGCAACAAGGGAACTCCGTTCTATAAGGGCGAGGTTGGTTCCATCTACGGTTGCCGCGTGGTCAGCCAGACCAACTCGTTTGTCAGCACTGGATCTGCCACTGAAAATGACAAGTTTGTCTATCAGGCGACTGCCGCGGGTGGCGGTCTGGCGGTCAGCAAGGACATCATTGCGTCCTTCTTCTTCGGTAACGAGTCGTTCGGTATCCCTGCCTTGACCGGTGATGATCCGTTGTCTCCGAAGATCGTTATCACTGATACCCCCGACAAGAGCGATCCGTTGAACCAGTTGGTCACCGTTGGTGTGAAGCTGTACTTTGCCGCTCTGCGTTTGGCCGCTGGTAATGCTACCACCGGTAACCCGGTGTGGTACTTGGTGCATCGTACTAAGACCTCGACCACGCTGTAATATGCGACCTAAGACGGCCACCATCATGGTGATTGCCGTCGGCCCAAAGGGGCATCATCGAGCAATCGGTGGTGCCCCTTCTCATTCCGCTTGCGGATGCGAAGAGGCTGACAACAATGCGCCCATGATTTCTATTCCGGTCGAGGCTCTTTCCACCGATATGGAGGATGGCCAACAAGCCATGCCCGAAGTTGGTGATGAAGTGCTTCTTGATGATGTGCGCGGTATTCTCAAGAAGCTCGAAAACGGCGAGGCTTATGTTGAGATCCGCAGTGTGAACGGTATGCCCGCTGAGTACGAGAAGACGGGTGAGGATGCGATGGAAGCCAAGAAGCCAATGGACGAAAAGGGTATGCGTAAGATGGTTTCCGAGTACGACAGCGAGATGGAGTCCTGATATGCCGATCTATACCTTCGAGAACAATGGCAAGTCCATCGAGCATATCGCTCCGATGGGTACAGATTCTGTTGTCCTTGATGGGAAGCGGTGGACGCGACAGCCGGTGGCCCGCTTCGGGGTCACCGGTTTTGCTCGTGAAGCCGAACTCAAGGACCATGTGAAGAAGGGATTCAGCCGGATGGAAGACCGGCAGGGTTCCCGCTTTGAAAGCACTTTCAGCAAGAATCAAATTCGCAAGATCTGGGATATATGAGCGCAAATTCAAATCTGGCCACCGAGTATTCGATGGGTAACGGCGGGTTCCAGCTCGTCCTTGTTACTACGTTGACCACTGGCCCATTCGTTGCGGTCACCACGATTGCTCCGACTACCTTCACTTCGATCACCGGCAAGAACATTAGCGGCAGTTGGTCGTCGGCCACTATCCCCGCTGGGATCACGCTTCCTGGGCCGATCGACAGCTTCCAGATTTCGAGTGGTCAGGTGGTCGCTTTCAATGGAGTGATCAACTCTTAAGCCGTGACACTCGCTCTCGGAACAAGATTAACGTCCAGCGGATCAGGTGGGAATATCACCCCGATCGATCCGCCGATCTTGCGCCGGGATCTTTTGCAGGAGGACAACTTCTTTGTCCTTCTGGAGGATGGGACGAGCAAGATAGTTCTGAGTTTGGGAACCTATGACATCATCCTCTTGGAAGACGGCGTGAGTGCGCCGGTGACCGAGTCGGTGTCGAGCCCCGGAAGATTCATTCTAACAGTTAACTGATATGCCAGATACGAAAATCACAGCCTTAACGGCGATTGGAGCTAATCCGATCATCCCAGCAACCTTCCCCATCCCGATGGTCGATCTTACCGACACATCGATGGCCGCGTCCGGCACCACGAAGAAGGTGACCGTGAACCAAATCCTGGGAGCCGGCGGCACCGCCACCCTCGCCTCCGCCACCATCACCGGCGACCTGACGGCTCGTAATTGGTTTGTTACCGGCGGTTCTCTTCCCGGTGTTGGAAATGGTAATCCGTTCGCTTACCGCATCGGCGGTGGTGGTCTTGGGATTGGTGCTGCAACGGAAACCGGAACGACTGCTCCGATTGTTTTCTATGCTGGTCAGGGTGGCATTGAGCAGTACCGCATTGATCCGCTCGGTGTAAACACTTGGAGCGACGGCGCAGGCGGCACTCGGATGACGTTGAATGCCACCGGACTGGGGGTGGGGGGTGTTCCTCTTGCAAACAACACTCTTTCGATTTACGGATCCGCATTTAATGACAATGATGCGTATTATAACACTACTTTTCGAAATAGCGTAACAGCTGCAACTTCATCTCCGAAACAGGGAATCACCTTTTCCGGTCTTTGGAATTCAAACGCTTACGCGACATTTGCGGGTGTTTTCGGTGGAAAGGAGAATGCAACTAGCGGGAATTACGCTGGTAGTTTGGCGTTCTGGACTGTTCCAAACGGTGGAAATCCAACCACCCGAATGTTAATCGACTCTACCGGCAACGTCGGCATCGGAGTTAGCGCGTTTGGAACATCTGCCGCTAAAGTTCTCGGTCTTGCAAACGCTACCGCTCCAAGCACTTCTCCCGCTGGTATGGGTCAACTCTACGTCGAAGCCGGTGCGCTGAAGTACCGTGGAAGCTCCGGCACCGTCACCACCATCGCTGCTGCCTAATCGAACATACCATGCCCACCATCTCTTGGATCATCGAACGCCTTCTCGTTAAGCCCACCGAAGGCTCGCTCACAGACGTTGTGATTAACGCCGACTGGCGTTGCAACGGCTCGCAGGAATCGTACAGCGGAACCTGCTACGGTAGATGCTCATTCGCTCCGCCGAGCGGCTCTGGATTCACGCCTTACGATCAGCTTACCGAAGCTCAGGTGCTGAACTGGTGCTACGCCAACGGAGTCGATCAAGCGGCCATCGAAGCCAACGTCACCGCGCAGATTGAAGCGCAGATCAACCCGCCGGTTGTGGTGCTTCCGCTGCCGTGGGTGCCGCCGGTGCCGCCTCCTGAGCCGGTTTTGGTTGCAGATCAGCCGGTGATCGCTGATTCTCCCGCTGTATGATCAAGCTGGAACTCACTCAGGAGCAGGCCAATAACCTGCTCCAACTCATCGACATCGCGGTCAAGGCTGGCGGCATCTCGAACGCTAAGGTTGGCCTGCCGTTGGTTGATCTCATCGTCGCAGCCGTACAACCGAAGGCTGAGTAAATCATGGACCATCACAGCGGTACAAACAGCCCAGGGGTGTCTCTGGTTGCGGCAGCCGGTGCTACAGCCGCATCCTTCATCCCGGTACTTACCGATTGGGTCCGCTTGCTTACCGCTGTGATCGGTCTCGTCTGTGCAATCTACGGAGCCTATAAGCTATTCACATCCAATGAAAAACACTAAGACTACGCTCGCCGGTGTCGGTGCCATCCTCGTCGCCGTCGGCGGCGCTTTGAAGGCTCTGTTCGACAACGATCCTTCCACCAATCTGGATCTCACCACGACCATCGCCGCGGTGACTGCTGGCATCGGTTTGATCTGGGCCAAAGACGCCGAGAAGAAACCGGAATGATCGCTAGAATGCGATAATCACTCACATCGCCAGCGGGTGATTCCGCTGGCGTTCTTGTTTATGGACCCGCTCCAAAGCATAGCCGTCGGAATTGCAAAGGCAGCAATCGACAAACTCATCGATCAGAAAGACCAAACCCTTGAAGATGGACAGAAAGACAATCGTATGCGCGATGATCTCCTCGCTCGCGCTGATTCCGCTGGGTTGCACCCCAACAAGGGTGGTAATGGTCCCGCCCGGACAACCAGTCAGACTGGCTGAAAGCGTCAAAGCCCATGTGTGGGCCAAGGATGCAGAAGGAAAGGTCATCAAGAGCCGAAACCGCGTGACAATCAGCGAGGGTTGGTACGCACTACCTCCAAGAGAATAGTATGGGAACACCACTTACAGGCAGCACAGTCGCATCGACCTACACTGGCCTACTCAAGACCTCCGATAACTCCGCACTAACCTCTGTCCTCAAAGCCATTGGAGACGGTAGCGGAATGGATTCCGCACTTTTTGTATCGACCACCGAGGTCAATACCACTGGTAACTTCAGCGTTGGGGCTAACAAGCTCACAGTGGCCGCTGCAAGCGGTAACACGGTCGTTGGCGGTAGTCTCACCGTAACCGGTGCAACGAGCCTCAGCGGCAATCTGGCGATCCCTGGCAACCTCTCGGTGACCGGTACTTCCACGCTCACCGGTGCCACAAACGTCGCTAGCACCCTCGCGGTGATCGGAGCTACCTCGCTCTCAAGCCTTTCTACCAGTGGAGCAGCTACCATTGGGACCACTCTGGGGGTCACTGGAGCCTCTACGTTGGCCAGCTTGGGTGTCACCGGCGCAGCTACGGTTGGAACGACGCTAGGCGTCACTGGAGCCTCTACGTTGGCTTCGTTAGGAGTGACAGGAGCGGCTACTGTTGGAACTACGCTGGGAGTCACCGGGGCAACCACTCTCGCTTCAGTCGGTGTCACCGGAGCGGCAACGGTTGGGACTACGCTCGATGTTACCGGTGCTGCGACGATCTCCAACAACCTGACCGTTACCGGCAATGCCACGGTCAATGGAAACACCACGATCGGAAATGCTGGAACCGATCTCCTGACGATCAACGCCAACGAGGTCACGCTTCCCAACCTGACCAATGTCACGGTTGACCTTGCCAACGATAAGGTGCTGATCACTGATGCAAGCGATACGAGCAAGCTTCGATCGATCGCCGCCAGTGCGCTTGGAATCACTTCATCGAATGCACCGCAATCTGCTCAGATGGTTGCGAATGATAGGTTCGACTATACTGGATCTGTAACTGCTCCTGGAACTGAGATCGCACTTGTAACTACTAGCATTACCCCGAGATCTGCTTCATCAAGGGTTCTTGTAAGCATAGTTTTGAATTACTCATGTATTACAAATGCGTCTCAGTATATTCTATTTAGGCTTACCAGAAACAATGTTGAGATTGGAACTTCCATTGGAGCGGGGCAAAAAGGGATAGCATCAGGAAGCTATGAAGACGGAGAGGTGAACGCTGTTAACAATACAAAGATTGAGTTCCTTGATACTTCTCCTGCTGTTGGATCAAACACATATAGGGTCCATATTTTCTCGCCTCTTTCAGTCGCAGGCTTCTATTTGAACTATGCGAAAAACGGCGGGACTAATTTCACTGTCTGCTCGTCGATGACACTTCAGGAATACTTCGCATGAAACCCTCCGAAGTAGCCCAAGCGGCCTGCGACAAGCTCTCGTTTACAGACTCGGCCACGCTCACGTTGGCCAAGAAGTTCTGCATCCGCCGTTACTCGATGATATGGGATTCGTGCCTGTGGAACGATACCCTTGGCGTCATCTCCCATCCCGTTCTGGATGGCGATGAGATCGTGACACTCTCGGATTACGTCACATCCACATACGCCTCTGGCACCGGGTACAACATGTTCCTCGACTTCCCGGTCGCCATTCGCTTCACGATCAACGGCGAGACCGATGGCATCGAAGGCCCCGCCGCGGCATGGGTATCGTGCTTCCAGCTCGATCCCAACACCTGGAACAACGTCGATAGCCGTAAGTCCACCCCCGGCAACTTCGTAAACTGGACTCGACTCATCGGAGTGGCCTACGGAGAAGCGGGCGTACCGCGCCTCAAGCTTGTTCCCACGCCCAACACGGACGGCACTCTGTTCATCCTTGGTAAGAAGCAGTCGCAGATGCGGCAGTTCGGTGAGAACCAGACAATCATCAACGACACCAACTTCGAGCTGCGCGGTGTTGAGAATGCTCTGATGGCCTACACCGAAGGCGATCTCCTCGAATACTCCCGGCAGTACGGGAAGGCCCAAGCCAAGTTCCAAGAGGGAGCCGCTCAGGTCTCCATCATGAAGGACATGGAACGCGGTCAGCAGCAGCAGATTAGCCGCATCATTCCAGACAGTCTCTACGACTACACGTTCCAGGACATTCTGTAATCCATGCCTTTCCAATCCTCAGACGCTCTCGATGACCAGATGCTTCTGGATGGAAGCACCGCATTCAGCACTGGCGTCGTCTCCGCTACTCGTCCTGATGCCATCCCTGCTACGAGCATGGAGTCGGCCATCAACATGGACTATGACGACTTCGGAAATCTCGTCACTCGTCTGGGATCCATCTCGCTGACCGGTAACAGCGAATCGAGAAACTGGGAGGAGATCCTCACCGCTTGGAACTCAACGACTTCCAACTACGGCAGCAATCTTCCGACAAATGCGGAGGTCTATTCCGGATTCTACTTCGACACCGCGGCATCCGAGCGATTGGTCATTGCGGTCAGCGACCGTAACGCGAACACCAAGAACCTGTATTTCGGTTCCCCCGGTGTTTCCTACAACGCCATCAGCGGCGCGACGCTAAACAACGCTGCCACCTTCGTTTACTTCGCTCAGCTCAATGACAAGCTGTTCTATTCCGATGGCTACGATGGGCTTCGGTATGTCTCCAGCGCGAACCTGAATGCGTCCTCAGCCGCCGGAAAGATCAGCCGCATCGATGTCATCAATCAGGGTGATGGCCATAGCTCTGTACCAACGATCACTCTTTCTGCTCCGCCAAGTGGTGTAACGGCAACGGCTGAAGCGGTTGTTTCAAATGCTGGTAATCTCGTTGCGATCAAGATTATCAATCCCGGAAGCGGATATGTAACGGCACCCACTGTTACAATCTCTCCAGTCAATCAGTCGCATGCGGTGGCCTACGTCTCGCTTACGCCGCCCAACAAGCCGCTCTATCTCACCACCCATACCAACAGGCTATGGTGTATCTCAGGCGATACCGCCATCCAGCCCGATACCCTCTACTTCTCGGACATCCTCGATGGAGAATCATGGGATCCTCTTGGTTCCATCCGAGTCGGTGGCGATGGCGATCCCATCAAGGGTCTCTACTCGTGGTTCGGATACAAACTGCTCGTCTTCAAGGAACGCTCAATTTGGAGCGTAGATGCCGATCCTACGCAGGATCCTGCCGATTGGGTCATATCACTCGTCAGCGGCAATATCGGATGCTCCTCGCACCGTTCCATCGCCGCGGTTGGTGCTGACGTGTTCTTCCTGTCACGCGACGGCATCCGGTCGATGGCGCAGATCCAAGCGGGTACTCAGACCAGCGTCGGCCTCGCGCTCTCCAGCCCGATCAATGACTTGATCAGCAGGATCGATAAGACCAAGCTCGACCTCTGCGACGGTGTGTTCTGGAACAACCGCTATCTCCTCGCCGTTCCGTTCGTTCTGAATGAAACGAATGGACTCGGTCTCGAAAGCGAGTTCGCTGTGCTTCTTGAATCCGAGTCGTCGCTCGAACTCGAAGCCGCTTTCCCTCGTAACAACGCGGTCATCGTCTACCACTCACTGGCCCGCTCTTGGCTCGGTTACTGGGATAACTGGCAGGTTAACGACTTCTTCGCCACCTCGTTCTCCACGTTTGGACCCGTACTCATGTTCGCGGGCGACATGACCTCGATCTCAGAGGGAGCAGGCCAAGTCTGGTCGTTCAACGACTTCCTCCCGAACACCCGTCTCGCACCGGTCGCAAGCTCCGCGTACCTGGACGGTGGATCTCGTTACCAGTCGAGCGTGATCACGAAGGCGTACAACCTGAACGAGCCCATCCCCGACAAGATCGGGTACAGCGTCCAGTTCGCGTTTGACAACCCGTACACCACATCCGACACGGACGCGGCGATCGCTTACGCGACCGACATGTCGGGGACGTTCACGGACCTCGATTCGAGCCTGACGATCACCAACTCGCAGAAGTTCCTCAAAGCGTATAACCTGATCAGCAAGGGACGCTGGAACACGATCCAGTTCAGGGTTCAGACCAACCCCAACTCGGGCGGTCGCTTGTCGCTTCAATCCACTATCCTATCTGGGTTCGTTGATTCTGTGCGTCCGCAGCAATGACCGCACATCCAACCATCATCGAAGCGGCCCATCTGCTGCGACAGCATTGGCCTACTTGTTCCACATGGAACGATGATCAGCTCCTAAACTGGATAGGACTCTTCAATGCCAAGAAGCTGATCGGGATTGTGAAGAACGAAGAGGGTAAGTGCGTTGGCGTTGGAGCTGTCAGATTCCTTAATTCGATCGAGGAGTCTGAGGATCTGAACAACAACTTCCCAGATGGTCACATCGCTTGGATTGAGATAGCGATTGGTGCTGAGCCTCATGCGGTTCAGACACTCTGGTTGGCCATGATGGGGCTGTGCTCGAAGAACGTCACCAAGCTGGGTGGGTTCCGCAAAGGCATTTCCCGTTTGTACGATTTTGACAGGTACTCCAAACTACTGATGAACCGAAGGATTTCCTATGGGCGGCACCTATAAAGCACCAGATATAGCGGCAGCGAACCGCGAGGCCGTCATGGCCTCCATTGAGACTTTTCCGCTCCAGCGTGAGATCGAGGCGGCATCGCGCATAGGTGCCAAGGTTCGGGTTCCTATCTACAAAGACGGCAAGGAGACCGGTCAGTTTAGAGAGGTTGACTTCAAGGACGTTTCCGACATCGCCCAAACCAAAGCGATCGGTCAAGCGTTGGCTGATCTGGCTCCAGTACAAGCTCAACGCGAGCTTGAAGCCGCTCAGAAGTACGGCACCCAGTTCGCCCAGCAACGCCGAGCCGAACTTCAGGCTCTTGATCCGGAGCGTTACGGTACAGCTACTCAACCCGGCCTCTACGCCCAGTTCCTCAAGGACATCGGCAGTCGCCCCATCGCCGAGGAAACCATTGCCGCGCCTTCCTACGAGCGCGTTGGCATGCCGGGTGGTCCTCAAGATACCGGCGAGGCCGCTAGGATCCGCAGCGATCTCGAACGCCAGATCGGTGCCGGTCTCGCTCAGGCTGGTACGCTCGATCCCGCTTTGATTCGAGCCGCTGAACAGGCCGTTCGTGCGCGTGGTACTGCTACGGGTGGGGCTCTCGGTAATCTCTCCGCATTCCGCGAAGCCCGTGCCGTGAGTGAAGCTATTGGTAGCGCCGATGTCCAACGCCGGCAGCAGGCTCTTGGCCTACTCCAAAGCGGTCAGACCACCAGCGATGTCGCCAATCGACAGGCGCAGGAAGCCTTCCAGAATATCCTCGCGGCCACCGGCCAACGGAATACTGCGATGCAGCAGAGCTTCGCAGGCCAGATGGCTTCTCAGCAGCAGCGTCAGGGCGCACAGCAGCAGAACATTGCGAACATCCAGTCTGCTCTCGGTCTCCAGCCGATCGTCTCACAGGCTGCTCAGCTTGGCGGCTTACAGCAGGGCGCTTCGCCGTTTGCTGCTCCTCAGTTGTTCCAAGGTATGCAGCAGGCTGGACCCGGACAGCTCATGCAGATGGGTTCGAGCTTCGCGTTGCAGAATGCTCAGAACGCTTTCCAAGCCTCTCAAGCGAACTCCCCGTTGGCCATCGCCAAGGGCGTCACCGGCGCAATCGGTGCGCTCGGTGGTGCAGCGATGTGTTCTGTCGCCCGCGAGTGTATCCCTGATCAGTGGGAGGCGTTCTTCTTCTGGAAGGAACTCGTCGGACCCGCTTGGTTCAAGAGCTTCTACGATAGCAATGCTGAGAAGTTCGCCAAGTGGATCAAGGACAAGCCGAAGGCGAAGAAGCTGGTGGCCAACTGGATGCTCGGTCGAATCAAGAGCTTGGTCCCCAAGGCTTGATCTATGGCAAAAGATACCAGCACAGATACGTCAGGTTCTGAAACGGAGCCAGCTCCTCCAAGTCAGACGCCTCAGAAGCTATATCTTGCCGGCGACCAGTACCTTCCATGGGGAGCCGTTATCCCTGGCACGGGTGGACTCCGAGTTGGAGATGAATATGTCGATAACGCTGGAAATCGTTGGGACTGGCAGATCGATGATTGGGAATACAATAGGCCAGCAGTCGATCTCTCTACCCCTCCAACCCCCAAGTTCGGTCCAGTAACCGCATCCGGATACGCTCAGCCTCCTGTCGATCCGCTGAGCTACTACTCGACGCCAGAGCCGACCCCTGAACCGACTCCGTACACTGGTGGGCCAACTCGATGGACCGAGGTTTATCGTCCTCCCGTAGACCTCAGCAACGTCTTGACGTTCACGCCGGCTCCTGCTCCGGCTCCTGTTCCGGTTTCTCAGCCTACTCCTCAGCCAACCCCGACTCCTGCCCCCCAAGAAGCTACCTATAGCAGTGAGGGTGAAGGCTCTGGGATCAGCCTGATTACCCCCGAGAACAGGGATCGGTACATCAGGGAAGGCACGATGGACCTACAACAGCCTCCAGTATCGACTGTTGTAAATCCTCTCCCTGAAACCTCCATCCCAAAGGTCGAAGATGTTGATACCAACATTTTTAGCGGTGTTGTTACGAATCCTGTCAAAGGAGATGAGAAGCCATACTATGTCGAGAACACTGGTGTTCCCGGCACTGTCGAGGCAAAGCCACCCACTCCGGGTCTGGTTCCGCTTGATAAGCCAAAGGTCACCTTTCAGGACACAAGCTATCTAGCGACCGCTCCATCGAGAGTGCCTGTTACTCCCAGTTACAGGGAATCAATCGTGCGTCCGTTCAACATGCCCACGGAGGTTCCGATTCCCCCTCGCAGGACTGTTGAAAGGCTTGCTCCCGGATACTTCAAGGATATCAACTACGACCCCGATGAGATCCTCGCCGCGGCTATGCGCGTCCTCCGGGGAAGAGGCGCAGGTAGATCGTTGATGGAGTAACACTATGGCTTTCGAGAACTTCCTACAGAACGCTGCGAACTTCGCCACCGCTGGCCTGTACAATCAACTCTCTGGTCGAGATCAGGAGCTTGAGCGTCAGCGTCTAGCCGAGGCCGAAGCGTTCCGCGCCAATCCGGAGCTGGTTCGCGAAGCCGCCAAGTACGATCCCAGCATCATGGATCGGCTCGGGAACCTTCTCACCGGTGGTCTCTATGGAAAAGCCACCGGCATGGATGAGAAGCTCGAACAGCGGGCGTTGGCCATGCAGCAGATCCGGGAGGATGAACTTCAGAGGCGCATGATGGAACGCATGAAAGGCTACGGCATCGCTCCCGTCGAGGAACCGGTGGGAAGCGAACTCAACCCTGACCGCAGCGCGGCACCAATGCCCGTCGCACCCGGAACAATTCGTAAGAAGAACACTTTCGCTGGAGGCTACTGATCTATGGCTACCCCTAATTATTTCGACCCTGCTGATATTGAGACACAAGCTAGATACCGCCCCGGTGTCGCTTCCAATATCTTCAACGTCCTGACTGGTGGATTGGCCGGCCAGATCAGCGGAAGCACTCAAAGGGCTCAGGAAGCTGCTAGAGCGCGTCAGGCGTTGCTACAGGAGGAGTTTGGCAAGCGGGATGAGCAGCGCATGCTGGAGCGTCAGTTGATGATCAACGCTCTCCAGACTGGGATCGAACAACCCACTGGAGCAACGCTTGCTGAGAAGATGGCCGACTTCAGGAACAAGTCTCTTCGTAAGACTCTAGCTACAGCAGAGGGAGCTATCGAAGGTGTTCAAAGCCCCACCGGCCCTTATCGGTCTAAACTTCAATTTGATCCCGCATTCCAAATTTCAGCGGCTCAGTCTCAAGCTGAATTGGAAAAGAGAAGGGCTGAAGCAACTGCTCTGGAGGATATCAGCCGCACTAAAACCGCAGAGAAGATTCGTGGATTTGGAAAAACTCCTACTCCTGGCGCTTCGACTGGTGAGCTTGAGGGTCAGCTTGAGAGCGTAAGAATGGCGGCTCAAAGTCAGATTCCGACTCAAATGAGACAGGAAGATGATAAAGCTAATGTCATTGATTTGTACGCTCAGTATCCGGGTCTGCAAGCATTTGGAGGCAGGTCCGATGCAGATATGCAAAACCTTCCAGCTTCCGCAGCAAAATCGATTCTCAAGCGAGCAAACGATGAGTTGGATAAAACCAAGACGCTTCAAAACAAAGAAGCCCAAGCTAGTGCGTTTACTCGCACTATGGGGATTCTCAATCTTCCGTTTGAAGAAAGAACCAAGCCTGAAAACCTTCAGGCTTTGTACGCTGATTCAGCTCTCGTAGGCAAAGCCATAACAGATAGTCCAAAATGGCAAGCTGCTATTGGGCTTGGCCCTAAGCTTGAAGCCAAGGAGTTGGACAATGTTAAATCATACGCCGAATCGCTTCAGGTCGGAAACAACTTCGCAAGGCTTCTTGCTGATGTAGCAAAACAGCCGGGTGGATTGAAAAAGTTTCAGGAGAACAACTTTGGGACAATTGCTAACGCGATTAACACCAAGGGTTCCAAGTTCTTTGAAAGCGACGCCGAAAGAGAATTGGCGAGAGCGTTGGTTCAGGAATACGAGGCATTCAGGCAGGGTCCAAGAAAGACCCTATTCGGTGCATCGCTTACTTCCGGAGAACAAGAAAGCGCGAACATTTCGTTTGGTACTCCCACCGACAAGGACTTCTTCAATAGGGCTATCCAGTTCATTGATCGGGTTCAACAAAACGATCCTGTCACGTTCTATCTGGATGCTGGGAAATCAATCAATGAGCCGGTTGTTTCAAAAATTATCGCTCAGAAGAAGGCTTATAACGATTATAGGAACTCTTTCTATCCAACCCTTAAGCCATCCAGCAAAGTAGATCGCCTTCAAGATCTTAAACAGCAGGCGGAAGATATTCGCAAATCGCTCGGAGCAACCAACACTCCTGCAATAAATCGCTAACATTATGGCCGATCAACTCTCCAGAGAAGAAGCACTCGCAAGACTTGCTGAGATTGAACGTGAGATATCCCGTTTAGAAGCGGAGCCTACTTCCGAACAACGAGCCGCTACAATTGGAAGATACCAGATGGCTTCTGGGGCATTCATGCCTCCTACCAAAGAAACCATTGGTGCAGAGGCAATGGATGAGGCTGCTGCAATTCAAAAGGAAAAGATGCGAGATCTTGGAAAAGCCTCGCTTCGATATGGAGTTCCTCTTGCCGTTGGAATTGCTACTGGAGGAGCTAGTATTCCTATTCAAATCGCAGCAGGATCAACTTCGGCTGCTCTTGGAGAAACGGGCGCACAAACTTTTGAAGATGGAGATTATCGAAAAGGTGAGATCGCAGGAGCGTTCATTCGTGGTGCCGCTCCTGTTTTCAAAGGATCAGCCGCTCTAGCTAAGACGGTTGGAGGAGCTGGACTCGCTGGCCTGCTTGGTGGAACAGCGGAAGGTAAGGTTACTGGCCTTAAAAGCGGCGCTCAAGAATTCCTGTATGGCGCAACTCCGGCTGGCCTACTTCAGGGTGGTAGCACATTGCTTGGAGCAAATCGCCAAAGGCTGACTGGAGGTATAATCCGCTCTCAAGACATAGAGAGGATTGCTCCAGGTCAAATCCAAGCAACTTTCGGTCAGGCTTTCCCAGAGTTCGCTGGTCTTGAAGCTCGTGTTGCTTCACAGACTGGAAGTCAGGAACTTAACCAACAGCTTCTTGAGCAATCCAGAGCTGTTGCGAACGCAGTTCAGCGGGTTACCGGAATCCCTGCCGAGGCTCACTCAGATCTCGTAAGCAGAGTGGCTCAAACCATTGGAGGTCTTAGCCCTGAAACTGGTGCTAGGTTGGCCAACGAAGCTCAAGGTGTGAATGATGCGTTTCTAGCCGTTGAACGCGCTCGTTCAGCAGCCCAGAAAAACATCGCTCAAGATGCGCTTGCAGAGGCTCAACAATCGTTCCAAAGGGCCGTTGAGGTTGAGACGCTCAAGGGTGGAATGAGGACCGGAGCTGTCGCACCTTATCAAGCGGTTCCGGCAGGCCAACGCATTGAAAGCGTGGCCAATCAGGCGAAAGAAGCGATCCGTACTGAAGCCCGCCGACTATACGGAAATGCCAATGCTGTCGAAGACGTTCCTGCATTTGATTTGTTTGCTGGAGTTGGGAACCAGCCGTCTTTTGCTGATCGAGCCAACGATATCATTAACAAGATACCAGGGATCTCAACGTCTACGCTCGCTGACGTTCGGAAAATACTTGGGAGAAAGAGGACTGTCGCGGCACCGTATTCTGCTGATCCAACCGCTCCTCTTACTGTTTCAAGCCCTCAACTCGCTACATTCAAAGAAATCCAAGAGATTCGCGATGAGCTGTACGATTTTGCTGACTTCTCTGGCGAAGCGATTGGAAACAAAGCACAGGCAGAGATTCGACGACTCGCTAGAAGTCTTTCTGATACCGTCACCGATCAGGCTCCTAGGACTTTGGGGCAGGATGTGGCCGACTCAATCAAAGCAGGCGAAGAGTTCTATGGAGCCACAAGGCCCAAGCTCGACGTTTTCGGTGTGAAGCGAGCGTTTGCACCTGAGACGATGGAGCGAGGCCAGATGGGCCAAGCTGCTGTCGCAGGAGTCAAAGCTCAAGGCGTATTGGCACCCGAGTTTTCCAATCTTGAAGATCTGTTTTCGACTCTTCAAAAGCGCGGTGTTGCCAATGCCCCAAGCATGCAGCCGATCATCGATGACATCCGCTCTGGGATCGTCGATAGAGCAATCGACAAGGCGACAGGTAAGTTTAACCTCATAACGTTGGCCAGCGATCTCAACAACATCGCTCAGCAGGGCGGATCTGGTCTCCAGAAACTTGGGTTCGGAACTACTCAGGAACTCAATCGGTTCGTTCGATACATGCAGAACCTCGATCCGGCCACAGTCAAGGGTCCAGAGGTTGTGCTTGATCTTCTCAAGAGCGGCACTCCTGCCGGCTTTGCCGTCGCATCCAGAGCGGTTCAAACGCTCCCTGACCTTGCGACTGTAGACTCAGTGTTGAAGTCCCTTGAAAAGCAGGCCATTAAGGGGTCGAAAGCAGCCGGGGATACCCTCCTGAACATCCGTGCTAGGGAAATTGAGAACATCCTTTTGGAAGCCAGCAAAACCGGTCCAAAACCCAACCTCGGGTCATTGATCGAGCTGACCAACCCGGAGATGCGTGGGAAAGTTGAGTTGATTATCGGGCCGAAACTACTGAAGACCCTTGATGATGTCTTCATGCCAGGATTCCGAGTGATGGAAACTGCGCGGGAAGCGGCAGGTATGGCCGGATCAACGGTTCGCGGGGCCGCGGTCGAACGACTTGGCAAAGCCGCTCTGGAGGCTCCAATTCAGATGGCAAGTGGTGATTTGGTTAAGCCCGCCGTCAGCTTGGCCAGCAAGTTAGGCAGCACCTTGGGATACGCTTACTGGTCCAGGATTCTTGCAAAAGGAGCTGGTGTCAGCGGACTCAGGGATCGCAAGCAGTTCTACGGTTTACTTAAGCAAATCGCGGAAAAACCTCAGCCGCAGCAGATTCAGCTCCTCCGCCGATACGCCGGCGACGACGAGTCCGAATAAATTTCGCAAGAATTCTCTTGCACGGAAGACGACTCTAGACGACAGTCGTCCCGTGAGCGTAAGACTACTGACTGTGCGAGAGATCGCTTCGGCTCTCGGGACTCATCCCGAGACCGTTCGTCGATGGATCCGCGGAGGTAAGCTACCGGCCATCAAGGCTACCAAGCGCACGATCCGTGTCCGCTCCGACGTAATCGAAGAAATGCTACGGCAACAAAACCCATGAACGCAATCGCAACGACAACGCAACAACCATCCTCCGAGATGTACGATAAGATCTCGGACCCCATCACCGCCATCGAGAAGATGGGCGAGTGGATCGCTTCCAGCGGCATGCTGGGATGCACCAAGGTTGAACAAGGAAAGCTCATCGCGTGGCAGTGCGCTGCTGAACGCAAGACCCCGTTCGACTTCAAGCGCGAGTACCACATCATCAACGGCAGCTTGAGCATGCGCTCCGATGCCATGCTCGCCGGATACCGCGCCCGTGGTGGCAAGGTTCTCTGGAAGCAGTTCGACACGAGGGCGGCTGTCGCTCTCTTCACCTACGATGGGAATTCCTGTGAGATCGGGTTCTCCATCGAGGATGCCAAGCTCGCTGGCCTGCTCCCAGCCAAACCCGGTTCCGGGTGGGCCAAGGATCCCTCCGCCATGCTCCGCGCTCGGTGCATCAGCAAGGCGGTTCGCATGCTCGCTCCTGAAGTGGTCGCCGGGATCTATACCCCGGAAGAGACCGAGGACTTCCAGCCTGCTATCGCTGAAGTCGCAGCCGCTCCTACCAAGAGCTTCGACATCACGGCCAAGCTCGAAGCCCTATTCGAGGATCGTGAGGAGGAGGTCAACGCTATCCTCCAGAAGGCCAATCGAATCAGCGAGGGCCAGACCTTCCGCGATCTGCCGGATGCCTACGCCTCCAAGTACATCGCCAAGCCTGACCTGATCCTCTCCAAGCTGCCGGTCATCGTCAGCCCCGAGATCGTGACCACGGAGGTTTCCAATGGTTGATATCATGCACGACATGCCCGCCTCGGATTACCACGAGGCTAAGGCACTCTCCAAATCTGGTCTCGACCAGTTCCGCAAGTCCCCCGCTCACTTCCGCGCTTGGCAGGATGGCAGGACCAAGAACGAGACAAGCCCCGCGCTGGAGTTTGGTTCAGCCGCTCACTGCGCTGTCCTGGAACCGGAGCGGTTCATCCTCACCTACAAGCTGTTCACCGGTGATCGCCGCTCCAAGCAGGGTAAGGAGGACTACCAACTGATCATCGACAACGGATTCACCCCGCTCAATCAAGAGCAGTGGGAGAGCATCACAGGTGTCGCCGCGGCGGTTCACGCCCATCCTGCTGCTGCTGGCCTACTGGATGGCATCAAGGCTGAGGTCTCCTACTTCGCCGACTGGGATGGCATCGAGGTCAAAGCTCGCATCGATGGTATCGGCAAGGATTACATCATCGATCTCAAGACCACCCAGGATGCGTCTCCAAACGCATTCTCCAAGTCGGTCGCTCAGTTCCGATACCACGTTCAAGCCGCTTGGTATCAGCGAATTACCGGCATCAATCGCTTTATCTTCATCGCCGTCGAGAAGGAAGCGCCCTACGGAGTCGCCTGCTACGAGCTTGATCAGCAGGCCATCGATATCGGAAACTCGATCATCGAGGAGCAACTCCGCACGTTCCGCGAATGCCAAGCCCTCAACTCTTGGCCTTGTTATCCCTCAACAACACAAACTCTCTCTCTGCCCTTGTGGGCAACCCGTCAGTCTGAACAACAATAACAAACAACATACACAACCATGAAATTCACAGTCGATCGTTCCCAAGCCGAAGTTAAGCCTTTCGCCGCCCCCGGCGAATACACCGTCACCGTCAACTCCTGCAAGGATGATGGCCTCGACAAGAACGGAAACCCAGTCGCTATCCTACGGTTTAAGGGTGCAAACGGAGAGGTCGTCAGCGATCGCTTCGTTCTCAAAGAGAACCAGATGTGGCGGCTTCAGGCCCTCATCAGTGCCACCGAGGCCAGCATCAATGACGGTGACCAGTACGACTTCTCCATCGGTGGCGCGTTCCTGCGCTTCCTACAGGGGTTCGTTGGTCTCCAGTTGGTGGTCGTTCTCGAAGAGGAGAAGTACACTGACAAGCATGGAGCCGAACAGGTTACACTCCGCGTGAAACGCATGAAGAAGGTGCCGGTGGATCTCGATAACCTCTGATCCTGAAAACAAAGCCCCCGGAGGGTGCAGCCTCCGGGGGTGACGACGAGTCCTTAACAAACAACATAGACGCAACGACACGCTATGCAGACCAAAGATCATCCCGAAATCGTTCCGAAGCAAGCCTTTCTGCTTCGCCCCTACCAACAAAGAGCAGTCGAGTGGGCCAAGAGCAGCGATGGACTCATCATCGCACCTGCTGGATGCGGCAAGACCGTCATCGCCTCATCCATCATCAAGCACTATCACCATTTGCATCCTGATTGGTCGTTTGGTTGGACAGCTCCAACACGCGAAACATGTGAGCAAGCTCGCGCATCGTTGAGAGCCGCCG